ATAGCCTCTGTATACGTATATAATAAATTAAAAGAAAAAGACGAAAAGAAATTATTCTTAGACCTAGGCGAAGAATGGTGGTGGGAATCAAATAGAACAATTCCCATTAACATTATATTAGGTCAACGATGGGCACCGTTTAAACCTATTTTAACTACATTTACTATTAAAGATTTTGAAATATTATACGGGCCTACCATTTCATTACAAAATGTAATACAAAAACGAGTTAAACGACGCCAGATTCAGTTAATTCGCAAAGCGAATTAAGTTGAACTATAATCGCATAAGCATAACTCACAGCATGGGATTTTTTAAAATAATATGAATTATCTTTTGGTTTGGACCATACTTGCTCTTGTATTGTTTGCCACGATTCTCCCAACAATTGTCTCTTTGCTGGTCGTATAATCGCAAGCACCATAGCAAGTTGATCTATAGATTTAGGTTGCATTTGAGCAACAATATCATAATGATCATGAATATGAAATAATTGTTCGACTATTTCTTTATGAAGTAATAAATCCCAGTCTGGTTCTCTTTCTAATAATCTATTTAAATGTGCTTCGTTACTTACATATTCATATATGTTTACATTAAGCAAATCTATTTTAAAATAACCTAAATCTTCTGCTTCTTTATAATTTATTGTACTTAAATTAGTGCTAGGATCATACGGCATATCATGAAAATATACACCTGTATTATGCTTTTTTACTGAATCTGTTATAATACTTGCTGGTATGTGTTTTAATTTAGTTAACACATCATCTCTATTTTTTAAGTCAATATCAATATCTGTCATTTTTTTCACACCAATTAAAATTAAAAGAAACGGATATCCTAAGATTTGGTGTTTGATTTACGTCTACCAAATGATCTGCCCACGAAGGAAACATCAATACATCTCCTGTTCTTGTATTAATTTCTCTAGATCCAAATATTTTTTCTCTTACCCATTTATCATTTTTAAAAAAAGCGTTCGGTACCATCCATAATTTTGATTCCCGTCTAATATCGTCAAAAATAATATCACCTTGATTTTCATTTTTTTGTATATAAAACGCTCCCGAATACCCTGTTGGTCCGTGATTATGACTTCTATTAAATGCTCCTGAATGATTTATATTAAACCATAAAGATAATATTCTAGCCTCTAAATTAAGATTTAATTTGTTAAATTCATAATCTTCTGCTATTTTATCAATACCATCAGATAACATTTCTAATATTTCTGTTATACAATCAATATCTTCTTTTTCTTTAAAATATTTGTTTATATTATGTATATCCTGGGGGCTTTGCCAACCAGTACCGGTTCGTAGTTCAGATGGACATAAATCTTGTACTCTAATAGCAAATTTTGCAAATTTTTGTTGATCAAAATTTTCTATATTAAATTTATATACATTTATAGGAAATAATAATACGTTATCTTGTGATACAAGTTTCATCTATAATTTCTAATTCATTTAAAGATGCAGGATATTTCTTTAATTTATGCTTCCATGTATTAACGTTAATATGGTTAACTACTAATTCTAATTCCCGTTCATTTAATCTATCCACCATCCGCTGACCAGCATCAGTACCATAAATAATCCAAGGACTAATACGTCCGGTGATAATAAAGTGAGTTGCCATACTCGCGGATACTTTGTCAAAAAATTCTGTCCAATGTCCGTTATTTTCATTGCCCCATTCCTCTGCTAATAATATGACAGATTCGACTGCCCTCTTAGGATCTTCTTTTAATGAATACAATTTAATAAATTCTTCTAATACAAAACTTTTTGTCCAATCTTTTATTTTAACACCTTGTTGCATAACAAATTTCATAAATTCTTGTTGCTGATCCAATGGCAACTTGAGTTCTGAAAGATATTTGCCAAATGTATAAAATCCGTTGTATTCAGGTGAATTAATAAATTTTTCTAATGGTGGTGTACTTCCATATACATTACCAGGCATACAAGTTTTATGAAATACACAAAATGCTTCAAAGGCCATTCTACTAGGCAATTCGTCTTTTGCATTCCATCTATGTTTTTGTTGACACATATGAACGGCAAGAGTTCGTTCACGTTTAAATGATTTATGGCAATACTTACATTTAAAAGATTCGGTTAATTTCTTTGTCTGTGAGTCCTTGCTGGTTAGCATAGTCTTTGAGTTCATCAATTGTATTTAATTCTATTAATGTATCTAGTTCACTATCTTTTAATTCTGGAAATGCTTTTGCAAGCCATGTTTTTACCTTAGGTTTTTCTTTACGTTTACCCGGCTTAATCCAAGGATGAAATTGTTTTTTACCTATACCACATAATGACATGAGCAACCATTGTAATTCTACATGATTTTTTAAATCACTAAAATTAACATTAACAAGATCGTTAACCATTTGTAAATAATGATCGCGAAATATAGGACTATCAACACTAGAAGCATATCGCATATAAAGCCACGTACTAAACTTCTTTTGTTGTTCTGGATCTAAATTATTATAAAATTTTTTATTCCGTTTGTCAATAGCCAAACAAACATCTTTTAGCGGTACACTAGACATTTAAATCCATATTTGCTCTATACGTAATACATCAGGCACTTTATTAATTTCTTTTACAAAATATGCACATCGTGGTTTTGGTTTATTTTCTATCGGAATTGTTAAAATATGTCCTGGTTTTAATTTAGGAAAAAACCATTTAGTTTCAGAAAAAACATTTTCAATAGTAATTGGTAAAAATTCTGGCATAACATCTGACAGCGGATTTAAACAAAATGCTTTAAAATCTCGATCATTTAATGTCATCAAAGGCATTATTTCTGCATCACCTACATCAGGTTCACTAATAATTAAACTCCAATCTAACGGAATATTAAGTTGGTGTGGGCCAATTCGAATAGCCGCCGCAGGTGCATTAAACGATTCTAAAAAAACCAAAGGCATAAAAATATAATCCACATCCTCAGGAGTTGAATAATCCAAAACACTATATCGTATATCATCTATTTCTTCAGGTACTGTATCTAATTCATATGGTAGGTTATCTAATGTTAATATTTTCATATTGTAACTTTTTCTATTGTAAAAGGATACTTAGCATCCGTGTAAAACTTTTTACGTTTGGTTAGATGTCGCTTACTAAACTTTGCTGAAGATGTAATATCCCACACCCTTACAAAGTCTTTATCTTGGGCTTTTCTAATTCCACGCCCGATTGATTGAATGACCCTGACAAAACTTTTGCCTGGTTCGACGAGGACCAAATTGAATATCCGAGGAATATTGATACCAATAGATGCAACCCCATAAGTAGCAATAATGATTTTGTTGTCAGAGTCTTGAACTTCGCTATATTGTTCTCGTCTGTCTGAGGATTTAACCGATCCAGATATAAATACGCTCTCATCTCCTAACCTTTCTTGTAGCATTTGTCCTGCTTTAATACGGTCTACTAAAATTAAGGTATTTCCATCTTTTACTATATTTTTAAATAAACCTGAAAGATAGTCCATCCTATCTTCGTTGGTTGTTAAGTAGGTAAGTTCGGATTGATAATTTGGATATGCAACTATATCCTGTACTTGTATTATATTTATTTCGCAGTTTGCTAAGACTTCTTGCTCTTGTAAATCTGATGCACTTAATCTGTTTATTACATCGCCTAATGACACTTTTAAACTAGCATATTGCCAATCTTCTTTTGGTATAGTACCAGTAAGCCCCCAACGTATAGGTATTGTAGCAAAAGGCCCTGTTAATAATTTACGGAGTACATCTGCCTTAGCCATGTGTACTTCGTCTACTATAAGGCATACTACGCCTTTGACAAATGTTTTAAGACCTATATCAATCTCTCCATCTTTAAATCGCTTGTCCATAGAATTAAGGCTCTGCCAGGTGCATATAGTGTGGCTCTTACCAATATCCTTTCTATCCCCAAAATATACCCCGCAATCGAGCCCTAAATTCTTATAGTCATCTTCCGTTTGTGTAACAAGATCTTTATTAGGTACAATGACTATACTTCGTCCATATTGCTCTACAGAATAACTTAAAGTAGCCGTAATTAACGTTTTACCTGCTCCTGTAGCAATCTCCTGCAGGCATTGTGGTTCTGCTAAAAACTGATTTATAACATCAACTTGATAATCTCTAAGTACAATATTTTGTCCTTCATGTGTATGTCCTTTAGGCCATGCTAATTTATTATGTATTGTACTAGTAACTTCATTAAAATTAAATGTTTGATTTTTTCGTTTGTCTTTAAGTTTAATATCATATTTTTCATTAAGTATAGGGATAATATCATCTAATAAATTAAGATAAGTAACACCGCCCATACTAAAGAAAGAAACACAACCATCCCATCTACCTAATTTATATGCAGGTACATGGTATGCATGTGGTAAAAAATACTTAAACTTTTTTTCTAATTGCCGTCGTGTAACCAGATCAAGGTCATGGATTTTAACATTAACTTCATCTTTTATTTCAATTATACATTCTGGCATCAGGTCATAAAAAAAGGAGTTCAAAGAACTCCTTTTTGTTTAAGGGTTAATAATTACTTACGTTTTATGCAAGTATTTTCTGCTAGTCTCTGCCAACGTGTCGGTGACATCTTTTTAAGATCTGCAATCTTAGTTACCATTCTCAAGCTCACCTCACGTAACTTTTCTTTATTCTCTTCCATGTAATTAATAAGTCCAACTTCTTCGTCTTTGCTAAAGTTATACTTCTTAAGCATTCCATCTTTAACAATTTGCTTTACACGGAGCATTTTATCTCGCATCGTATCAAGTGTCAAGTCTAAGTAATGACATCTTGAAAGGATTGCATCTAAGTGATCTTTAATTTTGCCTTTAGCACTATCAAATTTAAGGTTAGTAATAAAAATTACTGACCCACAAAATTCAAATTTCTCTGGAACACCTTCTCTACGTAATGCAGAACTCTCTGTGTTCCAACTAATCATTCGCTTGTTACTTGAATCAAGTGCCGCCTTCAGCAAATTCAAACTAACTTCATCCCAAAGAATGCTGTCACAATCATCAAGTACCAACACGCTTCCTGGATCTGCATACCTGTAAAGTAACTGGTACAAGCCAATTGCACTTGCCGCACCTTTTTCAGTTCCAAACTTAATTGGCTTATCAGCAAGTTTATCGAACATACTATTCTTTTCAATAACTTTTTCAACACCGTAACTTTTACCTACTCCTGGAGGTCCTGTAACAACCATCCCACGTACTACGCCATCTATTGATCCCTGTGTCATTTCATCCAAAATTTCAAAACGCTCTCGGATTTCTTCCAGCCTCTCTTCGTCGCTGAGTTCCTTTTTGACTGCTACTGGAACTTCTACTTTTTCTTCGGAATCACTAAAAGCCGGTTCTGACTGAACTACTTCGTAATCATTTTTGCTAACGAGCTTAATGCGGATTTCTCTATCTGGGTAACCATCAACCTGGGCTCCATCAACAGTAATAAAACCTCCGTTTTTGCCTACTGCAAAACCTTTAACCAAAGGAAAAATTTCATTTACTACTTCTTTTCCACCGTAGTTTCCTGAATGAACTTTTGCATTTACTAGCATGGCGTTTCCTTGCATTGGGTTAATGTTTGTTTTCTTATTCATCATACTAGTATTATATGATCTGCTGTCCAAAAGGTCAACCTTTTTCTTCATTTTCTGGCCTTTTTTCTTCTTTTTTTCTACTTTTTTTCATTTCTTTGACCATTTCGATAAGATTTTTTGAATTTTCTAGCTCTTTTCGTTTTCTTTCTTCTTCTTCTAGTTCAGGTAGTCTTGTTTTATACCACCATGATTCTGTACTACCCATTATAATCCAATATCCTCCAGACCTGCTACTCGCAGTTTAACAATATTATTAATTTGAAATTGTTTTGCATCTAAGGCTTTTATAAGGCCATGAAACCTATTTCGCATTAATGCAAACTCGTTAACTAAATGTTGAAAGTCAGCGATTTCATCTTCTCCATCGACATACTTTTCAGCATCTCTTGAACTTAGTGCTTTGTTGTAATGTTCTGTAAATTTTCTAAAAACGTAGGATCGTTTTTTACGAAGCTCTATATTAAGGAATTCCAATATTGCTTCTATTTCTTGTAATTGATTAAATCTATGCTCAACAATGCCTGGCATTTCTCTAGATAACTTTTCTAAATTACCTTTCATACCACACTCTACTCTTGCTTCATCAAGTATGGCTTCATATGCCGATATACAATTAACAAGTTCACCCAAGTCTTCTTGTACTTTTCTATACCATGTACTCATATTTAGTAATCGTATGATTCGGGTTCGTCTCCATCTAAATACTCTTCTTCATCCTCTTCTTCTTCATAATACATATTATCTAATACATCGTCCATTATTCCATCATATCCTTTTAACTCTCTTACATTATCTTCAACAACAAATCCGTTATTATCAAATTTTTCTAAGAGTTCTTCACACACAATTTCATGGTCTTTACTTGAAGAATATGATTTTACAACATCCCATAAGTCATGTATTAAATGAACTTCCTGTTCACTCATCTTCATCGATTACCTCCTCTGGTACCACATCATCGTTATTTACCAGAGGAGCATCGTTTTCTTTGAAATCATCTATAACTTTTTGTAAGTTTTCATGATTCCAACCCTTTCGGAATTCTTTTATTTCTTCACCCTTGGCAGTTGTATACTTTAGTTTATTACCTTCTTTAACTATTACACCTGCTTTTTCGAATAAGTCTAAACATCCGCTATACGGATCCATGCCAGTATCATACGGTATTTTAATTTGTACACTTTCAAATGGTTTAGCAAAACGTGTTTTCATTACTTTGCAAGCCGCTCTAATACCTCGTATGTCTGTAATTTTATTGCCTTCTTCATCTTCTTTAAGTTTTAGTTTTCGCATCGCAACAACGATAGATGAAGCATATATAAATCCTTGCCCACCACTAATCTTATCATCTGGATCAAACATATCTTGTGATGCATATGTATGATTAGTAGCAATTAATCCTACTGGATTTCCAGCAAGTAAATTAACACTATTGCGAACAAGGGCCGTTAGTGCCTTAGGCTTACGACCCATGTCGCCTTTCATATCTCCTTTTTCAAATTGATCTTTATCAGTTGGGGTAAGTAGCATACCTAGCGAATCTATTACAAAGAGAACTTTTTGGCGTTCTTCGTATGGTACATCTGCATATTGTTCGCGGTAGCCTTTCATGAACTCACTGATAAATTTTGCAACTTCATCTATCATTGATACACCAAACCGTAACAACTTATCTTCTGAAATATCTACATCTAATGCTTGCAACCAATCTGAGTCTAAAGCATTTTCTGAATCTAATACAATAGGGAGGATGCCTTGCTGTTGGGCATGACGCACTAAGTTTCCACTGGCAATGAAACTTTTTCCGCTTCCGCTTTCACCAGCAAGACAGGTAACCCTCCCTAGAGGTATTCCTCTATTAAAATCTCCTGAAATTAAAAAATTAAGTGCTAAATTTCCAGTACTAATCCAATCTACGGGGTCGTGGAATCCGCTCGACATTCCTGGAACTGCTTTTGTAATACTTTTTCTAAATTTTGATATATCAAATGGTTTCATCTGTTTCCTCTAAAGTGAAAGTAAAAGGGGAACTGGATGTTCCCCTTTGAATAAAATTATTGAGCTTTTCGCTCACGAATCATTTTAAGAATTTGATCCGCTGAAGGTTTTTCTCCGCCTTCAGTTTCAGTTTCAGTTTCAACTTTCTCTTTGGTAGGAGTTGTTGTTGTTTCTGCAACAACTGGTTCAGGTGTTTTAGAAACCTTCGACGGGCCGCTAGATGCTGATTTGTTAAAGTTGGTCAGCTGAACACCTTGGGGAGTATAGTACGAACCAAAACGTTCTGGATCATATAGTTCTCCTGCTACAGATGATTCAAACATTTCAAAGATAATTTTAATCTCATCATTGTTTGGTCGTTTTGGCATAAAATCATTAAGATTAAACAATCCATGTGTTTGGATTGCATCTCGTTCAGTCTGATCTAGGCTACGTTCTCTACGAGCCCAATTTGAAGTCGAATAATCAGCATACTGACCTTTTTGTGTTTTTGTAAGTTTAAAGTCAGTTCCTGCTTCAAAATCAGTTGGAATTTCCGGAAAGTCAGGATCCATTAATGCCGCCGAAATAATTTTGTAAATAGACGGATTTATAATAAACCTGCGAATTGGATTTTCTGGTGGAGTATCATCACCCCATGGATTGTCAGTAACAAATCCTTGAAAAATATAAGATCGCTTTTTCCAATATTTACGACCTTCATCTTCGAGACTTGGATCTTTAAACCAAGGACGAATTTCAGCATGTACTGGACATGCATCGCCCCACATTTCTACACAAGGAACTTGGACTGTAACACTACGTGATTCGTCCTGTCCTTTGATACCAGGAAATGACAAACGAATCATTTGACGCTCTTTCCAAAAGAACGTGTTCGTTTCATCTGAATCTGGTAAAAATCTTAAAGTTGCTGTTGAATTTTCTGGGATATTCCAGAATGCGTAAATTGCGTTGTCGGATTGAAAACTTCCGCCTGTACGTTGCTCTTTTTCCAAGAGCTTTGCTCGTATTTCTGCTAGTGTAGCCATATTATTTCTCCTATATTAGCCTATGTATGTGCCTAAATTTCTATTGCTTTTATTAGCCTAGTGTCCATGACATACATCATGAACTTATTATAACAAATCTATTTATCAAAGTCAAGTCTTTTTTTAAAATTAATTTTTATTTAGATCCACATACACTTGCACAAAAAGGAGGGCATGTTTTTGGATCTTGCCAATTCTTATCTGTTAGGTATTCTGTAAATACTTCATGGTTAAGTATTTCTTCTAACGTGTGCTTTTTTAAATCATTCCAATCCGATGGTAAATTATCTAAATATGGATCACCTGTTGGACCTTCAGAACATTTTGAGTGATAGGCACAACAAGGTAATACTTTTAAATCTATGGTAATATCTAGATCATGCCATTTATTATCTACAATTTTTTCAGCACCATGTTGTCCGGTTTGCCAAGCATGATAATTAAAGCATTTTAATTTCCATTCTTTATCGGAGGTTGAAAGAACTCCCATTTCTTTCCTTTTATATTATATTTTTTTATTTTTTCTAAATTAATTTTAGATATTCTATTATATTCTCTAGTATTAATTATAAAAATAATAGGAATATTAAATTTTTTACTAAATTTTTCTACATCATCAATTTCAAAATAATTATGATCAAAAATTATATATTTCCAAGTTGCTTTACCAAAACTAGCAACCACTGTTAAGTTTTCAAATGCTATTTTTGTATTAACACGCCGTCTATATAATTGATTAGTCTTATTTGTTAGTCCATCTATTCCAAAAATAAATGATAATTTTTCGTAATTTGTACATAAGTGTTTATAAAATTCGGGTTTTCGTATTCCGCCATTAGTATTAATAATAAGCTCTTTTGCACTAGATGAATTAATTATATCAATAAATTTTTCTACGTTAGGATGAATCATTGGATCACCAAATTCCCCGCAAAAATTTATCTGTTTATTTTCCCAAATATTATCATTTTTTAATACAACTTCTTTAAAATCATTAAACTCCATATGTTTTGGTTTTAATGATAAATTATACGTTGGTATAATTTTTCCGTCTATGTCGTATGTTATATCAAATCTAGGACAGGCTGGACAGCCTGCTTGACAATGAGTTGTTATCTCAAAATCATATATATCATAAGAGACCATATATCATTTTTTTATCTTCGTTTCTGCTACAACTTTATTTAAATGTTCTTTGAATGTCTTTGGTTCTTTGCTTTCACCATAGTAGCCGTAGTCTTCGTCTGTACCAAAACCAGCCGAAGCCATGCCTGAATCAAAATCCCCATCCATTGAATCGGGTACATCATCAGTAGCAAAGTCATCACCATATTCACGATCTAGTTCTTCTTGAATCCATTGGTCTGGGTCGCCATCTCTTGCTTTAGCAATACCGTATGGCATTTCACCTGAATTAACATAGTATTCGTATAATTCATCAAAAAATTCTTGATGATCGTATAACGCAGATTCGCCTCGCATTACAGATTCAAATGGTTCTCTATGTTTAGCAATAATATTATCTAAACTTCCGCTTGGTTTACTTGGTACACCCCAATCTTCTGCTTCATCGTCGTCATCGGGCGGAATATCAAAAGGATCTTCTTTAATAGGAATTCCTGCTAATCTTCTTAAATCATTTTCATTCTTAATATCTGGAATCATTTGTATACCCCTGCTAGTTTTAATACTGCTTCGTCTGCTTCACCGACGCCTTCTTTTTTATAAAGAGTCGGAACATAGTTATCTGGCATTGGGCCTCCTTCAACAGAGGAATTATCAGAAACACCCTGTGATGCTAATGCTTTTTTCTTAATAGATGCTTTTTTCTTTTGCATATCGGTTTTTGTTAAATAACCTTTTTTGCCATAAGTCTTTGGGTCATTTAACCATTTATTCCAATCTGAATTGCCTTTTTCAAAAAAGATATCAGTAGTTGTGTACTTACTAAGAGATTCATCAATTTCATCGATGAATGCTTCGTCTATTGGAGGTTCTTGAGGTGCAGTCTGCGGAGTTTGTCCGGTTTCCATAATAGATTTCACTAATGCCAATGATTCATTTTTCATTGGCACGTCATATCTTGGATAATCAATTGCTATTTGTTTCATTAGGGTTTGAATATTCTCATCTAAAACATGTTCTGACATATAACTAATTATATGTTGATTCTTTTTTGTAACATTATCAAACACCAAATTAGCAGGATTTTCTGGATGATCTGCTTCTACCATTTGTACTTGAATTTCTCCTGCCGTATTAACTGCCTCTTTAAATTCACTAAATGTTTCGGAAATTCTACTTGCATTATTCATTTCTGAAACAATTCTAGCGACATAGGGAAGAACTGACTCCATATCTTCATCAAAACGAATAACAGTAAATTTGTCTTTGAGTTCATTTACTAATTCTTCGTCCAATTCTTTTTTAGTTTCGCCTAATGTTTCTACTACATTTGCATAGCCTCTATGGGTAGACATACGCTTTAATGACTCTCTTACTTGGTTTAATCTGGTTTTAATACCATTAATAACAGGTTCTGTATCTTCGTTCATTAAACCATTTGATTTAGAATATCGCATAAATTTTGTAAGTCCCAAACTTTCTTCTGAGAGTTTAGTAATATATGAACCTATATTATCATACGGAGTTCCGCCTTCTGCAACATGTCTTGTCATTGCTCTAGCGGCCGCTAAATGATTGTAAGGATACTTAAATCTTTCGCCTGCACCGTTTTCTACAAATAATGCAGTAATGTTTCTTGCACGAGATCCTCTTGAATTCTCGTCAATTGGTTTGTTATGCCGTATAACTAATTTTGCGTTATCTAATGTTTGATAACTTGATTTACTCGACCCGTATGCGGGTGATAAACCTTCTGCTATGTTTCCCATATCTGCGTTCCTATTAATTGCTTGGTATGCAAAATCCTTAGGCTGAATTTCTTTACCATAATTTTTAACCGTAAATCCTATTGCATTTTTTCGTTGAGCTAAATTTCTAACTTGTTTAATAAATTTATTATAATTGAAATCACTATCTTCGTCAAGTGTAAAATTTTTACCAAAGTAAACTTTTATGCTTTGTGGATCCTCATCGGAT